AGCAAAGCGCTTTCTCCTTCTTATGGACCAAAGGGTCCCCCCACCCGGTTCTACTGAGCCGGTAAGAGCAAACCTACTTGCCTCCCTTGCAACCCACCCACAGTGCGGAGTAGACCACGAAGTTGGCGGCGGGTCTCCACGAGATCAGAGTAGTTCAAAACGATAGATTCATCCCCTACGGTTTCGAAGCCGTAGTGTAGGAATCCCGTCGCAAGAACTTTAAACTCCTCTCGAATGAGAGCACCTCTAAGCACAACAGCCATGGTTATTACCCCCTGTGGATGAGTTTCAAAAGGCAAAACGACAAGGAGGTGCACCATCCTCAAGAGAACGGTGTCCAACCGACTTTGTAACCCGTGACGCTGTCTCGCCCCAACACGCTGCGGTTATCCAAACCTTTGCGTGCGGGAACAATCTGTCGTAGGGCTACTCCGTACAGGGCCGCAGCAAACTGTACATCTGGGTCGAACCGATCCCACCGTGTTCCGAGGAACTTGGCAGGTCGATAGACTCTGATGTACCGGATGCAGTTCGCCCGCCAGCGGTACGCCCATCGCGGTTCGTCGTCGTGGATGCATAGGTCCCCAAGTTGTTCAGGGCCTCGACATTGGCGAATGTGACTTGGAAGAAGATCCAAGCACTTAAACCAAGCACGACGCAAACGAGTCCAACGAGTAGGATCCCGGCCGTTGTTACAAGCCAGGCGCCTAATCCCGTTAGCCATTGCGATGTAGTGTTGTGGTTCATATGGTAACTCCTTGAGGAAAAATGGCCTGACGGCCACTCCATCAAAGAAGTCACCGCCACAACTCTCCCTGAAGTACCCGTCGACAAACGTCTTCCGGGTATTCGGTGTGAAACCGAAGAACTTCAGGAGCGCGAGGACTTCCCTCTGATACTGAGTGGGTACGATGATGTCATCACCGTATACCCAAACATTTTGGCCAGGAATACCGGCCCCCTTCATGGCGGTCAAGCAGATTGCCATGAAGATTGTTGACTCAAGTTCAAAGGTGAAGCCATTCCCCATAGCCGAGAACTTCTCGGTAACGACCCACTTCCCGTCGATGAAAGTCTTCGCGGAACGCAAGTCGTTGGCTGGTGCAAACCAACCTGGGGGCAATGCATGCCTGACAAGGGCAGTTGCATTGCAGTCACTGGCTGACGTAAGATCAATCGTACAAAACTCGCCGCTTTTTGAAGCAGCGCAGGCGACCTGCCTGTGGACGTCTTGCCCGTCTGAGAGGTCGATGCCTCTCACCCTCAAACGCTCCCGCCAGATACGGCCTAGGCCGAGCTGGTAGAAGACGTTGATGGCAGGACCCTTGCTACAACCGCGAAGGTTGCGAGAGTCCTTTGGAACGGTGAAGAAGATGTCTCCTTCAACGACTGATACAACGTCGCCTCTTTCCGCGCAAGCGGTTGCCCATTTGGTTCCCGTCCAAGGGACCAGGTAGTAGAGGGCAGAGGCTGTCAAAGTTGGATTGCTGGACATTTTATGCGGAACGGTTGCACGTAACGCTGTGTCCGAAACTGTAGCACCTGGCCCGAAGAACCCGTCGAAAGACTGGGGAGGGGCCGAACCAATAAGCCACAGAACGTGTTTTTTCAGATCTTCCAGGGTTTGGAGAATCCGTTCATCGACCGGCGACCCGTTAAGGGTCCCGAAATCGAGAATCTCGTTCAAGCGGCGGTTGGTCTTATAACACTCCCTCTCAGCCCAATACCATTTTTCAATGGCAAGGCCTTTGAGGTCGAGCTCCAACGGGAGGCCCTCGCATTTTCGGAGGAAATCCGAGGCTGCGGCGGCATCCAAGTAGGAGTCGGGAGTGAGATGGTGCTTGGGATCTACCTTTAACTGCGTTAATAGGTCCCACTCCCCGTACCTGACCATAATAGCAACGGTCAGTGAGCGGGGGCAGTTGAGTCCTTCCATAAGGGTAAGGACTACGTCTTGCACCTCAGGTGTCAACGACGTTTTTGGCATGACTTACTCCATCAGCTGGCCGAGTAGCCGGCCTTCACGCAGTCCTTGACGAGCGTGGAGACCAGCAGGTTGGCGTATTGGGTAACGAACTCGTTGATATCATTCTGGGACATCCCTTTCGGGAAGACCCAGTTGGTATCCGCGGCCGCTCGGTCGACGACCGAGGTCAAACCAGTGGTGGTGTTGGTGGCGATCTGGGGGTACTGGTAAGTACTCCGAAGATGCCGCTTCGCACCCTTGAGAGCCTCGCGGCTCGCAAGTCGGAACTCCGGCTGATGTGCCGGGGCCGAACCCACAGTCGTTGCTTTCCAGACGGCCGGGGAGTTATCCCCGGACGAAGGCGCAACACCGGCGTACACAATGTTGGTCGTGCCGTCGTTCATCTTGATCGTGATGTTGGCGATCGAAGGCATGGAAACCTCTTCTCTTGGTGAAGTTAATGAGAGCGAATCCCCCGCTGTATGAGCAGAGAAATCGCAGCAGCCGCCCGCGTTGGACTTAAGCGCCAAGGTGGGCGGATTCCGAGTGTGATGCCCGGAATCCCGTTGACACGGGTGTTGTAGATGGACTCGGAAAACACCTCGTAACCCTGGTTGTAATAGGTGACGATGTGACTTCCGAAGCCCGTTACTCGTGCGTATGTTGTCGTAAAGGCGTTCTGTAACGCTACGCCATTGAATTCTGTGAATTGTCCCAAGTAATCGGAGACGTTCACGAACCAATCGACAACAAAGGACCAGGGAACTGCGTCCCACGCAACGAGGGCTGGATTGGTTAGACCAAGCCGATTAGCAAGCCACAGATTTGCATTTGTGACATGCACCTCGGCACCGACGCGAGAAGATACGAAGCCTTGAAGAGCTCCCTTTTGGTGTTCACCATAGGAAAAGCTCAACGTACGGCTAAAGTTCTCCTCGATCGGTACCCGTCCCTGGCCGTAAACACGGCCGAAAGGGATAGGCCCATCTAACAGCTCAATCGACGCGCCAACGTCCCCAACCAAGGGGCTCCACCCAAAGTGGAACTCAAGGAAGTTGGACGAGAAGGCGCGAGACGTTCTCCGCAGCCGGTTTTTTGTATACCGGTGATAACGCGGATCCTGATGAATGCCTAAAGTTCTGGCAGCCGCAGGGAAATCAAAACGTCGAAGTTGGCGACAAAAGAGATACAGCTGCATGGCACGATTGTAGATCATGTCCATCGCTTGAGCCCTCTGTGCCAGATTGAGCAACCAGCCAGCCTCTTCCCCTAGCTTCGCGGAGAATCTACCACGCGCGATGTTCTGCGCTTGGGAGGCATAGTCTGCAAGTTGGTTGGAAAGGAGATCGTACGAGGCATACATCTGCCACGGACTTTTGATGGCTGAAGCATTCGCCATGCCACCAAATGACCTTTCACCCCACGTTCTAGCTGCAGTCGTGCGAGTACGGACAAACGAGTACGGCAAGACGAGGTCAAAAGGCCTCTTCTGCCGATACCGATTCCGCACCTCGTAGAACGACCCGGGACCATCGATTGGAATCGATGTGGTCTCAGCGATTGGTCCAGTAATTGGACTTACCATTCTGCTCTCCTACAAAAAGAGGGTTATGGCAATCACTAGCTTCGAAGGCGTCATCCCGACGTTACTTCTAAGGTGCATCACCACCTCGAACGTTTGCCCTTCCACTGCAACCGGGTTGGTTGCAATGGTGGGGAATCGCAGCTTAAGGATTTGTCTCTCCTGACCGCTGCAACCGTCACCACCGGGGGGGCCCGAAAGGGCAAACGTTCGAGGTGGTGATGCACCTTAGAAGTAACGTCGGGATGACGCCTTCGAAGCCAG